GACCGCGTCATAGAACGCGGAAAAGTTGGCGGTAAAGGTCGCAGAGAGTGCCATCGGGTTATTTCCGCGCGGCCTCGCGGTTCAAGTGCTCGATCAGTACGGTGTAGACATCGACCGGAAGATCGAGCAGCTCGTCATAGGTCCACCCCATCGCGCGACAGATCACGAGGTCGGAGATCACGCGCTCACGCCAGCCAGGTCTTTTTTTTCGTGCTCCCGCTCGGCGGTCATCGCGGCGTCGTGCGCCTGGATCGCGTCGAGGATCTCGCGCAGGCTCTCGGGCGTCTGGTTGCGGAGCGCCGCGGCGACGAACGCGTAGGACTGATCCCGAATCCCGATCGGGCGATCGTCGGCATCGGTGATCGACCAGTCGATGAGGTAACTCACCGCCTGGGCGATCCCGATGTGTTCGAGATCGAGTTCCGGTTTCTCGCCCGCGCGGAACGTCGAGGCCCGAATCACGCGCGCCTGGGCGTCCCGCTCCTCGCCCGCCGTGAGGTGCTTCCGCACGAGGAGCCAGTCGCCGCCCGAGAGCGTCACCCGCATTTCTTCCTGTTTGCGATACCGCGATCCCATGCGATCTCCTTCAGCGTTTCGGCAGCAACCGCGCGGCGAGCTGCCCGTGATAGATCGTCACCTCCCCGATCGGGCGCCGCGTCGGCGCGCCCTCGGGATAAGTGATCTCCAGCGTCAACGGCGCCTGCGTGATGCGGAAGGCGTCGACCTCCCGCACCTCGGCCACCAACCGATCGCCCTCGATGCGCCACGCGCCGAGCTGCGCGGCGCGCTGATAGCCCAGGCGCACCGTCGCCGCGGCGCCCGCGATCACGATCCGCTGTGAGCCGACGACCGCCACGGCGCGCCTATGGGGCGATGCCCGCGGCCCAGGCGGTGCCGTCCCAGTGCGCCGCGCTGCCATCCCCGAGCATCACGAACTGCCCGCTCGCCCAGGCCGTCGCGGGGCTCGCGGTGACGCCCGTCATGCCGAGCAGGTTCGCGGGTGCCATCGCGCCCGCGGGCGTGAACTTCCCGGGCGAGGTGATGCCGTTGGCGCCGGTCGCCGCCACCTGCGAGCTGCGCGCCCAGGCGCCGTTCGCGACGAAGGTGCCGTCGATCGTGACGGCGCTCGTTACGCCACCCTTCACCGACGCGTCGAGCCACGCGGGACCTTCCCATCCCTGCGCGGAGGTCGCGCTCGGCCAGAAGGCGAGATAGCAGCCCACGGGCGAGTCGGCAGCGTCGAAGATCACATCGACGAGCCGATCCCAAAACGCGGTGAAGGTGCCGGAGAGGTCCTTCAGGCCGACGACGTAACGCTTGTTGCTGTCGCCCAAACTGGTTGTCTCCACTTTGTCAGTGGCCATGTTGAGCGCCCAGTCGGAAATGTTCCCGATCGCGACCCACGGGTCGCCGGGCAACATCTTCATCGCCAGGATGGACTCCTTCCCGTGGGTGCCGGGGTTATTGACGGGCGGGGCGGGTGCAGGCATTGGACTTCTCCTCCAGTTGAAAACCGTTTCACGGTGGAACAAACTCAGCCGATCGAGCCGGTGACCGTGAAGCCCGCGCGCTCGACGAGCGCGACGAGGTCCGCGTTCATCGCGCGCCGGTGCGTCACGACGATCGGCACGAAGGTGTGCGCGGCGGGCATCCTGCCGGTGTTCTTGCCGTTCGCCCAGTGGCGCGCCGCCTTCGTCCCGCTCTCGTAGATGTAGGCGTGGAACGCGCCGTTCCGAATGATCGCGACCGCGCTCACGGCATCGCCGCGCGACTCGACCGAGAGCCCGCGGATCAGGTTGCCGGTCCGATACGGATACGCGTCCGCGATCTGGTTCGCCGCCGCCGCCGCGTGCGTCCGCACGATCACATCGGCCTCGTGCACAAGCTCGGGCGGGAGCGCCTTCAGCGCCTCGCGGAGTTCGTCGAGCCCGGTGATCTTCAGTTCATTCGTGGCCATGTCGCCCCACCACTTCCGCCACCTGCACGAGCAGCTCGATGTGCCGGAGGTCGACATCGGTCACGCTCTGCACCTGCAGCGTCCGCCCCTCGAACTGCACGCGCGTTTCGAGGTTGATCCCGGGGTGATACCGCCCACGCAAGACATGCCCGGTCACGCCCTCGACGACCGTCAGGCCCGACGATTGAATCGCGCAGGGCCACGCGGGCGGGTCGAGCGGCGCGCCCGCGGCGTCCTCGAGTTGCACCTGGTGCCGATAGGAGCCGACCATCACGCCACCGTCGAATCACGCGATCGCCGCGTGAGCTTCTCGATCGCGGTCCACACCCGATCGTCGTTGTCGTTGTCGGGGCCGAACTCATCCCCGCGGTGTTCATAGAAGTGCGTGAGGAGGACGAGCACCGCCGCCTGCAGCCAGGGCGGGACCGTGTCGGGGGTCCAGGTCGGATCGTTCCGCTCGTGCAGGTAATCGCGGATCGTCGCGCTCGCCGCGCGCACCTTCTGTGCCACATCGGCGTCGTGCGCGGGATCGGTGACCCGCAGGTGGGTTTTCGCGACCTCCAGCGTCACGAGGTCGGGATCGCTCGGGCTCGTCACCGCGAGGCCCGCGCCTGCGCGCAGGAAGAACACATCGACCATTCCCGAGCCCATGCCGGAGGCCTCGGTGCAGCTCACCGGGAGTTCCACGTAACCCGGGCGCGCCGCGCCGGGTCCGGTGATGCGGAGCGCGATCAGTGCCTGTCGACTCCCCTGCCCCTGCAGGAAGATCACCGAGCCGACCGGGAAGGCGAGGATCGCGGTCGCCGGTCGCGCGCCATCGGTGGCGATGTTGTGAAAGAAGGCGCGCGTCACGAGCCCGACCCACGGGGCGAAGGCATCGAGGCGCACTTCCCCATCGGCGGGCGGGAGGCCCGGGACGGCGGCGAACCAGAACGGCCACGCGATCATCACTTCACCCACCGATCCCGCCCGCGCTTGACCGCCAGGGTCCAGTCGGCGGCGGTCGCCGCCTCGCCAGGGCGCGCCGCGGTCGTCGTGTTCGCGTGCCACATCGAGCCGTCGAGCGTCACGAGGTCGCCGCGCGTGTACTGCGCGCCTGCCACGAAGACGCCCCGATAGATCGGCGTCGGGAGCGTGACGAGCGCCTCGGTGCTCCGCTCGCCGCGCGCCCATCGGTGCGTGAGCGTGCGTTCCCCGTCATAGGCGACCGCGTAGTCGTCGAACCCGAGCCCGTCGAGGCCGGGAGGACCGCTCGGCCCGGGCACGACCGCGCGCGCCTCCAGGGCGGCGAGGCGCTCCCGGGCGCCGAGCAGCTCGGCGGCGAGCGGTTCGAGCCCGCGCAGGCGCTCGACGACCGGCGCCAGGGCGGCGCGCACCACCGCCTCGATGAGATCGGCCATCGCTCGCGCCTCGTCAGGAATCGGGAGGTCAGGCACTGAGCGCGCTCCAGTCCTTCCGCAGTAACGCGAGCGCCAAGGCCTCGACCCGGGCGCTCGCGGCGCCTGGGACGGGCGGGAGCGCCGCGACGGGTGCGGCGCCCGCCGACAGCTCGGGCGTGGCCTGGGCGGGCGCCGGCGCCGCCGCCTTCGCGAAGGGCGCGTCCGAGTCGCGTTCGTCGAGCGCCGAGAGCGAGAAGTTTTGTTGTTGCATATAGGGCGTGTCGCCGCCCTTCACGCTCCCGAGCCCGAAATACTTCTTCCGCGCCTCGTTGGGCGACATCGCGCCCGAGCCGATCGCCTCGCTCGCCGCCTTGGTCTTCGTCTGCATGTCGAGCCAGATCAGATCGTCGGGATCGAACTCGGTGCCGTAGGGCGTGCCCTCCAGGCCGAGCCCGTCATCGAGCACGAGTTCCGCAGACGTGAGGTGCGATTGAATGCACTGCGAGTAATAGGCCTGGAGCATCGCTTCGACATTCGCCACGGGCGGCGCCGGTCCGACGCCGACCATGTAGGCGGGCACATGGAAGCAGGAACAGATCGTCTCCGCGGTCCAGTTCAGTTGTTCGATGAGCTGCGAGTCGACCGCGTTGACCGTGAGCGCCTCGTATTTGACGCCATCGCTCAGGACCGCGACGCGCCCCGCGTTGACGCCGGAGAAGTTCGTCTCCCAGTAGTCCTTGACGCGCTTCGCCTGATCGTTCGAGATCGCGCCGGGATAGGTGAGCAGGCTCCCCGCGTGGCTCCCGCCTGCGAAAAACTGGTTGCTGGTCTGTTGAATCGTGAGCCCCTGCAGCGCCGACAGGCCGCACGCGTAGAGCGGACTCGTGCCGATCAGCGGGTGGAACAGCGGGACGCACTTATCGTGAAAAATCTCCGACGCCGGGACCGTGACGATCTCACTGGCGACGGCGGCGAGGTCATCGCGCCGCAGCTCGTAATAGACGCTGCCATCGGGCGAGACGAGCGGGCACACGCGTTTCGGGTCGAGCACATACATGGCGCGGACGAGCCCGTTCCCGTCGCGCTCCTTCAACGCGTAGGTGTTCCCCTGCCAGAGCTTCGAGGTCATCCACTGTTCGATGAACGAGAGGATCGTTTGATACCGATTCGGTTTGCGGAGCACGGGCGAATAGGCGGAGTTGGTCGTCTCGGACCAGATCCCCTCGTCGTCTTGCTGCACGAGGCGGAGCCGGAGTTTCGCCACATCGCGCGCGATCAGGGTGATGCACGCGAAGACGGTCGTGTTCGAGAGCGCGGTCGGTCCGCTGATCTCCGCGTTTTGTTGCCACGCGCCCGTGAACGGTTCCCGAATGATCGGATACCACCCGCCGCGCGAACTCGAGCTGAGCGGGCGCAGGCCTGCGGCCTTCGTGGCGGAGAGTTCGAAGCCGAACAAGGACAGGCGCATCGACGAACCCCAGGCCCGCCGCGGCGCCCGTGGGAGTGGCAAGACTCCACGGCGCGCCGCGGCGGAACGGGACTAGGTGGTCGGGTTGATCGTCGCGGGATAGACCGCGCCGGTCAGGTAGTACACCGCGGTCGCGCGGGACTTCTTCCAGTTGATGAACCGCTCGGCGCGCAGACCGACGAGGTTGTCTTGGAAGAACGAGGACCACACCGCGGTCGCGTCCGCGGGCGAGATCGGCGTGTCGCTCATTTGCACCGTCGCCTCGCGCGAGACGTCGATCGACACGCCACCGTCATCGGCCAGGAGCACGTAGTTCGGCGCGAGCCCGATCACGAGGTCGCCCACGGTGTTGCTCGCGACGATCGTGACGCCGTTGGTCGTGCCGCCCGTGGGACCGATGCCGGGGAAGCGGAGCTGCCCGAGTCCGCTCGTGCCGAACCCCATCGAGAACGCGTTCACTTCCGACATGAGGATCGTGAGGCCCGCGAGCGGGACGCCGTTCGTCGAGAAGTACCGCACGATCGCGGCGAGGTCCGCGGCGGGATCGTTCATCGAGGCCGCGGTCGGCGCGCCGTTGGTGATCGAGGCGGGCGAGACATTCGGCACCTCGGCCACCGCGGGATCGGTGAACTGCTGATCGAGAAATGCGGCGATCCCCGCGACCATTTCGTCGCGCACGATCGTCTCGGCGTCGGGCGAGGAGGAGCGCACGAGCTCCTCGGTCAGGACGATGATGCCGGAGGCCTTCGCCATGCCGAGCGTCACCGATCCGAGCTGCATTTTCGTGACGGGTTTCGACTTGCCCTGGCCGACCCACTTGTAGGTGCCGCCCGCGGTCTGCGCGGGAATTGAGACATTGAACGGCACTTTCTTGAGCGGGACCTTACCGAGAATCGTCGCCGCGCGCGCGAGGGCGATGAACTCGTTCGTCAGGTTCGTGACCTGCACGAGCGCGCCCGCCCAGGCGGGATCGCTCGTCGAGCCCGGGGCGACCGCGGCCTTGATCAGGAGATCGACGTTCGCGTCGCGGTATTGCTTCGCGTATTCCATCGCGCGATAGCTGTCGCCCTTCGCGTGGAGGAGCGCCTTCACCGATCGCACATAGGTGAGGCCCGCGGGGAGGTTCGACTTCACCGAGACTTGGAACGGCGCCACGATCGGGCGCGCCGTGGGGTTCTCGATGCGCGTCGCGCTCGCGGCCTGGGCGCGGTCGAGATCGCGGAAGCGCACGAGGTCGCCGTCGATCGTCTTCACCTGCAGGGCGAGCCCGTCATACTCCTCGCGCCCCGTTTCGTCGAGGGTGGCGTCGGTCGCCGTGCCCATGATCGCGCCCATGCGGGCGACTTTGGCGGCGCGGGTGTTTTCAAACTGCGTGATCTGTTCCTGAACGGTCATAGGTGGCGCGTCGTTTCTGCGCGCTGGGGTCGAGGGGATCTCCGAAGCGCCGGAGTAGTGAAGGCCTGACGCGGCCCGGTCGAGACTTTTGATCGCGTAAATCGTGGCGTCCGTGTTCGCGGGCACCGTCACGAGCGAGAGTTCACAAATCTCGTACCGCGTGATGTGGAGCCCGTTCTTCAGGCGGCGCGCGCCGCCCTCGACGATGCGATAGCCGATCGACACCGCGCGAATGAACCCCGCGCGCACGCTCTGCACCGCCTCCAGGGTCCGATCGCGGAGCGGACCCGCGTCCGCGATCTCGGGGATCGTGGCCTCGAAGGTGATGCCCGCGCCGGTCGCCGGGTGCAGGGTGGCGAACCCGATCGGGCGCTCCTTGTCGTGATGCCACAGGAGCGGGAGCGGGTTCGTAAAAGTGGCGCCGAGCGGTTCGAGCACATCGCCCGCGCGGTCAGGCGTGGCGGTCGTCGCCGTGCCGGAAAACCGCAGGCGCGCGGCGCCAGGAGTCGTCGCGTCTTTCAGGTCGAGCAGCGCGTGGGCGTGCAGGAGCACCGCGCGCGAGTATCGGTCGAGCGCCCTACGGGCTCCGAGTTTCTGTTTTTTGGCGCCGGGTCCGGAGGTCGCGCCGAATCAGCTCGGGCACCGAGACGCGCGCCGCCCGGGCGCGCCGGTAATAGGCGTCGTAGGTGCGCGCCGGGATGGTGAGCGAGACGACCACCGATCGATCGGGTGGATCGATCGGCGGGCGCCCGGGTTTATTCGTCATCGGACGGACCTCCGCCAAACACGAGGATCTGATATTCGGGCGACGGCGCGTGATCGTTCCGCTCCATCGCATCGAGCGCCATCACGAGCGCGACGGCGCCGTCGATCTTCTCCGTCGAGGCCTCCTTCGAGAGTTTCACGTTCCCCGCGGCATCGCCCTCGACCGCCGCGTTGGACAGGTTCCAGCGGAGGACCGGGTGCCCGTCATGCCGGAGGCGCTTCGAGAGGATCGCCGTCTCCAGGGACTTCGTCGGCGCCGACAAGGAGGCGAACCCCTGGCGCATCTTCACGCACGGGAGCCCGTCGATTTTTTCGAGCCGACTGACCAGATCGGTCGCGTTCCACGGGTCATACGCGATCATTTTGAGGTCGAACTCCGCGTCCCAGTCTGTGAGGAGCGCGCGCACGGCATCGTAGTCGACGACCGGCCCAGGCGTGGCGGTGACGAACCCCTCCCGTCGCCACACATCGTACGGGACCCGATCGCGCGTGACGCGCTGTTGAATCCGATCCGCAGGGATGAAGAAATGCGGGAGCACCGCGAACCACTCGCCCATCGGGAAGACCGCGACCACGGCGGTCAGGTCGGTCGTGCTCGACAGGTCGAGGCCGATGAAGCACCGCCGCCCGCGGAGCGCCGCGCGATCGATCGGGCCGAGACACGCGTCCCAGGCCGTCATCGCGATCCACCGCGAGGCCTGTTCGGTCCACTGGTTCAAGTAGAGGCGACGGAAGGTGTTCTCCTGCGCAGGGATCTCCTTCGCCCGCGCGCACGCGATCCGCAGCTCCTCCAGGGACCGGAAGTCTCCGAGCGCCGGGTTGCACGCGCGCCATACCGCCTCGCTCGTCCAGTCGGCCTCGGGCGGCGCCTCGAAGATCACCGGCAGGAAGGACGGATCGATCGACGGGTCCGCGAGGACGCGCTTCGCGTGGCTGTAGACCTCCCACAGGATCGAGTGCCGGTCATAGCCCGCGGTGGAGATCGCGATCACCTGCGGCTGCGCCCGGGCGCCGGTGCTCGTCGTCAGCACATCCCACAGCTCGCGCGACGGCGCCGACGCGAGTTCGTCATAAATCAGGCGCGAGCAGTTGAACCCGTGTTTCGAATAGGCCTCGGCGGAGATCGCGCGATAGAAGGAGCCGGTCTTCCGGTGCACGATCCGTTTCTGACTGTCGATGATCTCGCAGGCGGCGAGGAGTTCCGCGTCGTTGCGGATCATCTGCGCCGCCACATTGAACACGAGCGCGGCTTGGTCCTTGTCCGCCGCGGCGGAGTAGACCTCGGCGCCGATCTCGCCGTCGAACAGCAACCCGTCGATCGCCAGGGCGGCGGCGAGTTCCGACTTCCCGTTCTTGCGCGGCAGCATTAGCAAGCAAGTGCGAATCCGGCGCCGATGTGTCAAGCGGTCCACCGCGAACAGTTGCCGGAGGATCTTCTCCTGCCATCGGCGGAGGTGGAAGGTCTGCCCCGCGAACGGGCCTTTCGTGTGCGTGAGTTGGTTGATGAGCCGGAGTTTCAGCGCGACAGGGTTCGGTGGGCGAGGCATCGCAGGAATAGAAAATGAATAATCGCGGTCACTTTAGTACGCCCGCCCATTTGCTGTCAGGCGTGGCGACCCACGGTTCGAGCTGCACCGTCACGCGCGATCGGGCGCTCGGCGTGATGCCGAGTTCCGCCGCGGCCTTCAGCATCAACGCGAAGGCCTTGTTCGCCATGCCGAGCGCCGGGTTCGGGATCGGATATCCACTCGGCGCCTTGATGATGAACGGGTGTTTCGCCGCCTCGCGTTCGAGCGCGATCCACTGCGCGTATTTCACGCAGTAGCCCGTGAGCACCGCGCGATCGACCGTCGTGACCTGCCCGCGCTCGATGAGCATCGAGGCCACGCGCCGCCACTCCGCCGCGGCCTCGGGCTCGGTGAGATCGGCGGGCACCTCGGCATCGAGCGCGCCGTGCTTCGGTTCGGCGGGGTTCGTCGGGCGCTTGCCCGGGTTCCCGCGGAGGAGCTTCAGCGCGGTCGGTTGCGGTTTGCGCCCTCTCATGGCACGAGCTCGTGCTCGAGGTGGACCGCGCGCCCGCCCGTGAAGGCCTCCCACCGATCGATCGCGACTTGGCAGTAGCTTGGGGCGAGGTCGATCGCGGCGCAGGCGCGCTGCAGTTGTTCGCAGGCGATGATCGTCGTGCCACTCCCGACGAACGGATCGAGGACGGCGCCCGGGACCGCTTCGATATAGGCGAGCGGGAGCCCCACCGGAAACTGTGCCGGATGATCCGCGTTGTCTTGCACGGGCGCGAGTGAGATCACCGTCCCGAGTGCCCGATGCGATCGGATCGTGACCGCCTTCTTCGCGCTCAGACTGCCATCGGCGCGGCGGTTCGTCGCGTGGTGCGTGCTGCCCGCGGTCTTATTCGCGACGGTGGGACGGAGGCGCCGCGGCCCGCGCCCGAACACGAAGATCCATTCGTGCTGGATCGGAAACATCGCGGTCACCTGGCCGACCGACATCGGCATCGCCTCGCGACTCCACACATTCCACGAGACCAACGCGAGCCCTGCCGATTCGGCGGCGGCGAGGTAGGCGTCCCAATAGCGATCGACGATGCCGTCGCGCCGCGAGAGCCCGAGATTCACCGCGACGAGATCCGCGTGCGGCGCCGCGGCGGCGAGAAACTGCGCGAGGTGCGCGGGCGCGAGATCGCCTGCGTTCGTGTAGGTGCGTTGGCGCGCGTAGGGCGGCGAGGTGAAGCAGAGCGCCGCGCGCTGCCCGCCCAGGACGCGCGCCACCGCGGCGGGGTCGGTGGCATCGCCGCAGAGGAGCCGGTGCGCGCCGAGCTGGAACAGATCGCCCGCGCGGATCGTGGTCGGGCGCGCGGCGGGCACGGCATCGGGATCGGTGAGCCCGTCCCGGCGCGCGGGGATCGGGAGAAGCGCCGCCGCCTCCGCCGCGGTCCAAAACGGTTCGAGACTGAGCCCGCCCGCCTGATCGGCGGCGAGCTGGTCGAAGTTCCAGGCGGCGAGTTCCGCGGTGCGGTTGTCGTAGATCGCGAGCGCGCGCTTCTGGTCGTCGGTGAGCCCGCGCCGCCGCACGGCGATCAGCTCGTCGCCCGCGGCCTCGATGACCCGCACGCGCGTGATGCCCGCGGCGGCGGCGGCGGCGGTGACGCCGTTCCCCGCGAGCACGACGTTCGCCTCGTCGATGACGATCGAGCGCGCGGCGCCGACTTCGCGGAGCGCCGCCGCCACCATGTCGAGGTTCTTCGCGTTATGGAGACGGCGGTTCTCTGGATCGGCCACGAGGTCCGCGACGGCCAGGGCGGAGTGAGCTGTCCCGAACCTCCCCGCTTCGGGACCGAGCGGGCCGACGCCAAGGATGGTCGGCGGGAGATCCGATGCGGGCGGGAGCGCGGCGGAGGCCGTCACGGGCTCCGCCTGGACCCGCGCCCTCGGCGCCCGTGTCCCTTCGCTCCCGCCCGTTGGAACTTCGCCAGGGCGCGCGCGGCGCCTGCGCTCGACAGCTTGCGGTCGAACCCGTCGAACCGCTGGTCGAGCGTCTGCGCCGTCCAAAACGGATCGGGCGGGTCGCCCAGGAGGCGGAGTTCGAGGCGCCGGAGGAGCTGCAGGAGGACGCTTGGCACCGCTCACCGTTCCCCTCGCGCGCGCGCCTGCCGATCCCCTGGCCTGCGCCCGCCGCGCGCCGACGCGGTCCCTGGCGCCGCCCTCGGACACCCCAGGCCACCCCCCTGGCGCAATTCCGCGAAAACCTGCGCGTGAGGCTGGGGCGGTACCCCAGGACTCGCGATTCGCGCGGCGACCCTCCCCCCCTGGTCCATGGTTCCCCTCACTGTCCGAGCGCCGACTTCCGACCACCGCACGCCGAGCACAACGACTGCCAGTTCCCGACCTCGTCCCAAAACAGATCCTGCCGTCCTCGATGCGGGATTACGTGGTCCACCTGATCGGCCAGGGTCGTCCGTCCTTCATCGAAGCACCGCGAGAGCACCGGGCGCGCACCGCCTGGGCGCATCCCGCAGAGGGGATACCGATCGCGGAAGGCGGCGGCGCGGCGCGCCCATCGGTTCCCATAGCCCCGTTGATGACGCGTGCCCCTCGCGCGGTCGTGCGCGCTCGCGTGCGTCGGGCACCGACCCGCCGCCACGAGCGCGCCACACCCGGGCTCGGCGCAGAAGACCATCACCGATCACCGGGCCATCCAACGGCGCCCGCACCGCGGGCAATACCAGCTCACATAGGCCGCGTGGGTATCACGGCCAATAGGGCGGCGCCGATGCCACCCGAGAAGGCAGAGCCAGCGTGCGAACATTCGACCCGCTAGTTATCGGGCACGAACACCATGGCCACGGCGCCGCCTTCGGTGGCGGTGCGGTAGAGCCAGCCGCGCGCGATCTTCAGGCGCTCGGTCCGATCGTCGGTGCCGTTCTGTTGTAGGACTTCCCAGTCGCGCAGCTCCTCGACGGGCGTGCGCTCGGGGCGAGGTGGATCATTCTCGGGTCGGTTGAAGTCAGGCATTGTGTTCCCCTTTGTTGGTAGGTCGATCGCATCGAGGATCGCACGCACGAGCACGGCGCGCATCGCCCAAAACGCGGCCTCCGCGGTTGTGGGTTTGCAGGCCGCACGATAGGCCTCGACGAGCACTTCATCATTGAGCGCCGCATTGAGCACGATCTCGGCGGCGATCTGTTCCAGGTTCCGCCTCATTCGAACAGCTCCGGTTGTCGCGGGTCCGTCCACCCCTTGATCAGACTCTGCAGGCGCTCGACTTCTTCCTTCGCCTTCGAGCCCCGCGAACAGCGCGCCTCCTCGCAGCTCACGACGAGATAGAACCCGCGACTCCATTCTTTGCTGTTCCGTTCGCGGATCGGGTGCATCCACCGCCCACAGTTCGCGCAGGGAATGGTCAGATCGAGCAGCAAGTGCCGGAGGCGATCGTCATCGGGATCGCGCCCCTCGATGCGGCGGCGCGGTCGGCGCCCGTTCACGTAGAGCAACGGCAGAATATGCGAGCCCCACACCGGATGTTGATCCATGCGATACCGCGCCACCGCCGCCCTCGCATCAATTCCGCGACCGGAACAGTTGAAACTCGCGCACCGCCTGGGCGGAGACCGCGATCCGATCCCCGGGCTCGACCCGCGCGAGAAAACAGCATCGACAGACCAGCGTCGAGCCGATCGGCACATGCGGGCGATACCGGACCGCGCCCGCGCAGAAGTGACAGACGCCGAATCGATCGTCGTCGAAATATGCCGGGTCCGACGCCAGGGTCACGACGACCGCGGGTCCGTTCATGCGATCGGCGTCCTTCATCGCTCGGGCTCCTCGATCCGAATCGCAGGCCACCGGCGCCCCTGAAAATCTACCTTCGCGATCACGAGTTTGATCTTGTGCCCTGGCCACCGATCGGTGTCGTCTTCGCCGGTCAGCTCCGAGATCGCGGAGAAGTTCGTCCGGTTCAACACGAGCCCCTTCTCCTTGCCCTCGAAGTAAACAACGAGCTTCTCGCCGTCGCCCACGGTCCGCAGCTCGGCGCGCTCGATGGTCACGATCGGCGCGTGCCCGTTCAGATCGGCGGCGCGCAGGAACTTACTCGGGAAAATATCGCTACTTCGCACACGCCACCTCGTCGAGATCGCCCGCCTGATCTGAGAGCTGGTGCCCCTGATCGTAGTGGTCACGGATGATCGCGTTACCGACTGCCGCCCACCCGAACCAATGCGCCCCGCATGAACAGTGCACCTCGACGCCGCGCCACATCGAGCGGAGGCGCTTGCTGCGGTGCCACGCGGCCCGGGCGCCTGGTTTCCCATACAGACCGGTTCCAGGCCTTGGTTTACTGAACGGCATCGTCAGACCTCTCGAATCGTGATCCCGTAAATCGCCTCGACGAGGCGCTTCCGCAGTCGATAGGCGGTCGTCCGTGTCGGTTCGCTTTTCACATCCTCGACGACCAGGGCGCCGGTCTCCTGATCGCGATACCGGAAGTCCGCCGTATAGACGCCGCACAATCGGTGCTCGACCACAATCGGGAACCGCGGGTGCACCTCGAGTTCCGCCACGACGCCCGCCGCGGCGAGGAGCTGCAGCTCACCGAACCTCCGCGCCTCTTTTCCTGAGTCGAACCGCACACCGTCGACGACCGTGACCTCGTTGCCATATTTCGCGCCGCGCCCAGGCGCCGCGCCCGTGAGGTACTTCTCCCAGGCGCGCCTACTTCGGTCGGTGATACGTGCCACTGACCGCGACAAAGGGATTCGTGACGGTGCTGGAGGCCTCACGGAACATCAACCCATTGACGAAGATCCCGACGTAGAGGAACCCGGTGCCCGCGCCGCGCGCATCGAGCGAGAGAAAAATGCTCTCGCGGTTCACGGTGATCGCCTGGAAGAACGGCAGCACGGTCGTCTGCTGCGAGAGCCCGTCGACGGAGTTGCTCACGCGCACGAGGACGCCGTGCAGGGTTTCCGAATCGCCCAGGACGCGGAATTCGACGAGGTCATCATCGACGGTCGGCACGGCGGTCGGGGTGGTGATGAACGTATTGTCATCGCCGCACGCGATGAGGAGGAGCAACGGGATCGCCGTGAGGATCGCGCGTCGAAGGTGGGTCATAGGAGCGCCCTTTCCGGTTTCCGACTGATTCGAGGTGCGTGCACAGGCTAACCCGTTGCAGGCGCTCGACGAACCCGAGTTTTCCACATTTCCACAGGTCTTTCCTTGACCTTTGGTCTTGCATGGAATGTCTTGTAGACGCACTTTGTGCGTCGTTACTACGCACAAACTACGCACTTCACGGGTGCGGGCGCCCGACGCCGAAGCACTCGATCTGCCGTGAGGCGCTCTCCCGCCAGGAGGTGATCAACCGCTCGGCCTCCTCCTCGGTGGCGGAGACCGCGGCGGCGAGGCTCGTGAGTTCATACATGAGCGCGCCCGCGATCGAGGGCGGCGCCTCCTGCCCGAACTCCACGATCAGGAACGAGCGGAGCTTACTGTGCAGGTCCACCGCGCGTTCGGCAGTCGCGCGGCGCTCCTCGGTCCACAAACGGTTCATGGGCGATCCCCTTTCCGGTGACAGGCCAGGTGCGAGTGAAACAGATCGAGGTGGAGCGCCTGCGCGCCGCGCCGCACCTCCGTCTCGATGATGCGCGGCGCGCCCGCGAACGGACGCCACCGTCCGGTCTCCGCGTTCTGGTAGAAGATCAGGACGCACCGACAACTCCGGCACCGCCCGACGAACCGCGAGTCCGACCAGAACCACGCCGACGTAAACATCGCGATTCACGACCAGTCGATCGCGAGCTGGTGCGACTCCGCGAGCTTCTTCGCATAGCGATCCGCGCGGCGCTCCATCGCGGGAATCCATATCCCGTGGTGACGCTCCCAGGTGTCGCGGCGGAAGTGCCCGGTTCGCGTGCAGAGTTCGAGCAGCTCGTCGAAGCGGTCAGGCGTGAGGAGCGAGGCCTCGCGCAGGTCATCGAGCGGGAGCGCCGCGCCGCGCGAGTCGATGCCCTGGCCTGGGCGCCGCCCGTGCTTCGCGACATGGCACCACAGACCGACGAGCCCGCCGATCCCCTCGGCGCCGAACGCGCGGGCGACGGCGCGGATCTTCGGGTCCTCGGGCATATCGCTATCGAGTTGGAACCACTTCACGGGCAGGCCTCCCGATCAGCGCGTGCCCGTGCGGCGCGCCGTGCGCGCGCTCGACTTCTTCCGAAGGTCGGCCTTCACCGGGCGGCGGCGCGTTTGGAACCCGCCGTGGTTGCGCTTCTCGTGATCGCCGCGATCGTGTTCCAGGTCCGCCTCGACGACGGACTTTCGCCAGCGATACGGATACGAGGCGAACGGGCGCGGGTGGAACGTGCCGTCCTGCAATTTTTGCCGCACGGTTGAATGGGAGAGCCGATAGAGCGCCGCGATCTCGGGCAGGGTGACGATCACGCCGAGCTGATCCAGGCTACTAATCACCAAAGGTTTCACGAGGTGGCTCCTCTCTTTTGAGCCCCGCACAACGAAAGTAACCGAGCCCGCCGCGGTGGGATCGCGGAGGCTCGCGCCGCAATAAATCGAGAATGAGGCCGGAACTACAGGGGAGTTTGTAGTTGCCAGAATTGAGGTCTTTGTATAAAAAGTACGATTCGTTGTCAATTTTTACGCCAGGAATTATCTAGAATTAGGACAGGCCCGCGGTTAAGCGGGACCGGCGCCGCGCTTAGGCGGCGCGACTCAAGAGAATGAGGCGTAGACATGGCACGCAGTAAGGCGCCGCGGCGGTTGTATCCCGGGGTGTGGCGCGAGGGCGATCACCTCGTCGCGGAGGCGAGCGCGGGGAACTCGCGCACGGGCAAGGTGCGCGATCGGAAACACTTTCCGCTCGGCACCGACTACCGCTCGAAGATCCTCCCGTGGCAACTCAGCCGACAGAGCGAGTTACTGCGCGAGCGCCCTGAGGTGGCGGAGCGCGGATCGCTCGCCGCCGATGTGGCGCGGTATCAAGCCGACTTACCAGAGGGCACCGCCTACACGAAGAACAGCGCGCAGATCCTCGCGCACTGGGCGCGCTCTCCGCTCGGGAAGCGCCCGACGCTTGACCTCGTGAAGCACGACCTCAAGTCGCAGATCGCGCGGTGGCTCGCCGCGCCACACGCCGCCTCGGTCAATTCCTGCAACAAGCGCCTCACCAAGTTTCGGATGATGTTCGAGGCGCTCTATCCTGCCGCGACGAATCACGCGCTCCTGATCAAGTTCACGAAAGAACCCGAGAGCGAGGTCCGCGACATTTCCCCGCTCGCGGTCCAGGCGATCCTCGATGCCCTGCCCGATCTCGGGCGCGCGGAGAAGGGCGGCGAGCGCCCGGGTGTGAGCGAGACGAAACTGCGCCTCGCGGTCATGGCGTGGACGGGCGCGCAGGGCGCGACCCTGCGACGGGTGACCACGCAGCACATCGACCTGAAGGGCGGGCGCATCTATCTCACCGCGCGCCGGAAGGGCAAAGGGACGCCCGGGCGGTGGCTCTCCCTGATCCCGAACGCGATCCCCGCGCTCGGCGCGTTCGTGGCGGCGGGCCTCGTCGGGAAACCGTGGGCGCGCTCCTCGATGCGGAAGACCTGGCTCCGCGGGATCGCGCGGGCGAAGGATGCCGCCGCGGGGCACTTCGATCGGACGGGCGATCGCTCCTGGCTCGATGATCTGGAGGCGCTCCCGCCGAACTGCCACCCCTACGATCTGCGCCACGGGTTCGCCTCGGAGGTCTACCGGCAAACGGGCGACCTCGGCGCGGTGAAGGAACTCCTTCAGCACGCGAACTTCGAGACCACGCAACGCTACACGAAGGGCGCCGTCTCCGAGCGCGTGCAGGCGGCGACGAAGATCGCGGGCGCCGCCTATGCGAAGGTGCCCTCGATGCCGAAGGCGCCGACCCTGCACCTCGTGAAGAAAACGGGCACGAAATGAAGGCCGCGCCGATCAGTGAAAGGAACCAGCACATGACGATCTACGACGAACTCGCGCGCCTCCTCGCGTATCACGAAAACGCCGCCGAGACGGTGCGGGCGCAGTTGCGCGTGCTCGGGCGCGGCCAGGACGACCGCGCCCAGGCGCGCGGCCTCGGCGCCGCCGTGCAGCGGTCGGGTGTGATCGCCGCGCGCGATCTCGATCCCGATCGCCGCGCGACGGCGAGCGGACTCTCCCAGGCCACCATTGAGCGCCGCGCGCGCACCGCCGCCGTGCTCGCCCAATTCGACCCGCGCGAACCGAAACGCGCCGCGGACCTGACCGATCAGGCGATGCCCCTCGCGGGCCTCGGCTCGCTCGTGCGGCGCGGGTATCTCCGCGCGGAGGCGGGCGGGTTCGTCCGCACCGACAAGCCGTTCTTTGTCCATCCGAACGAACCGAGCGCGCGCGCGCCCCGATGATGTTCCGCCGCATCTACTACGTGCTCGACGCCAACGGCGAGCCCGAACGCTGCGACGACTGGATGCGGTGGGCGAAGTGGTTCGAAGACACGCCCGCGCGCATCGTCGCGCGCGAGGAGCTGCCCAACGGCGTGCAGGTCTCGACGGTGTTTCTCGGTCTCGATCACAACTTCTTCGGGCGCGGCGCGCCGGTGCTGTGGGAGACGATGATCTTCGGCGGACCGCATAACGACTTCCAGGTCCGCTACACCTCGCGCGCCGCCGCGCTCGACGGGCACGCCCAGGCGGTGCAGCTCGCGCGCACCGCCTCGCGCCTTCCCTGATTCGCCTTCGCTCCCCTTCTCGTACCACCGCACGCGCGCCTCGATGGCGGGCGCGTGCGCGCGCGTCGGTACTGACGACGAGGGTCGTAGTACGAAGGTCTTCGGGGGATGCCCCGGGGGATGCCCCGCCCTCCGGCGTCCTCAATAATCCTTAGTAATTCTTGATAATCCCTGTCGGGGCTCGGGGCATCCCCGTGATCGGGTGTTTCCCGTAACTCATTGATTCGAAAGGGTGCGCCCGCTCGGATTCGAACCGAGGCCACCGCCTTAGGAGGGCGGCCTCCTACCATTTTTGTGCCCGTATTCATTGGGCGAACTCACGGGGATGCCCCACGGGGATGCCCCAACTCGCGACAGGCGCCCTAATTCTCGGTAATTCTCGGCGCGGCGATTCGGGCGCTCACGGGAGCACTGGCCAGGGCGCGCCGAGCAGGCGGAACAGATACACGAGCACGATCACGACGACGACGAGGCGCACGAGGACGCGGAAGATCGGGTCCATTGGCACGTAGTGCTCGACGATGTAGGCGAGCACGCCCAGGATGACGAGCGCGAACAGAAACGCGAACATGAGACCCCTCCCGGTATATGGTTGCGCCCGATGCCTCGACACATTCCGACGCCTGCCGACTTCGCCGCCGCCGCGCCGCGCGCGCGCACCATGCACGCCGCGCTGCAGACCTGGCTCTCGACCACCTACGGCGAGGAGCCGCAGCTCGCGATCCTCGCCGCCTTGAGTTTCGAGATCGCGCGCCTCGTCGCCGTCGCCCCTGGCGTGACGCCCGCCGAGCAGGCGGCGACGCTGTCGGTGATTCGCGCGGAACTCGCGAGCGAGGTCAGCCGGGTCGCCGCCACACGTTCCAGCCCCAATACACCGTAGT